GCTGTCCCCAGGTGATGTTTTCCGAAATGCTACGGCTTTCCTCTTGTGCAAGGCTGGACATAATGGTAATCAGCAACTCACCCTTGCCGTCAAAGGTGTAAATACCTTCCTTCTCGAAATAGCACTCAACACCGTTTTCCTTCAACTTGCGGATGGTAACAAGGCTATCAACTGTGTTTCTTGCAAAACGGCTGACCGACTTTGTAACGATGAGGTCAATCTTGCCATCCAATGCATCCGCAATCATCTCCTTAAAGCCATCGCGGTTTTTCGTATTTGTGCCGGATTTTCCTTCATCGGTGTATACCTTTACAAATTCCCAATCAGGGTTATTCATAATCAATTTTGTGTAATAATCCACCTGTGCCTCGTAACTGGTGAACTGTTCATCGCTGTCCGTGGAAACACGGGCATAACCGGCAACCCGTCTTTTTCTGGCATTGATTGAAGGTAAGTTTGTCAATGGATTTATTGTTGCAGGTATCATCGTAACTTTAGGCATTGTTGTTCCTCCTCTCAAGGGTTTTATTTCTTGCTGCGACCTTCATTTCTTCTGTCCAGCTTTCACTGCGAGAACGGTCTTTCCACGCTGTTTCCGTTTCGCTGCCGTCATAAAAGCAAAACCTTAGAATGTTGCCGTTACACACATAAACGTGCTTTACGCGCCTTTTAAATTCGTTTTCATCAAAGTGCGTGTGGCCCAGCACTTCAGCGGAAACAGCAATCAATGTTTCTTCGGGGATTTGCTTTGAAGCACAGGCGTCTTTTCCCAGGGTGTTGAATGTGTTGCAGATCCAAACCACCCTGGCTTTTGTTGTCTTGCGCCTATAGTTCTTACCGCAGTTTTCGCATACGAGCATACCTGTAAATGGGTATGTTGTTTTTTTGGCCGGTTTCTTCGTGAACTTTGATGCCCGTTTCGCTTTTTCCTGTTGAACAGCGGTAAAGGTTGCAAGGTCAATAATTGCCTCGTGGGTATCCTCTGCGTGGTACATTGGCTGTTCGCCTCGGTTCACCTTCGTCTTTTTCGTGATGTGATTCTCACGGAATGTCTTCTGCAATATCAAGTTCCCGGTGTAATTGTAATTACCGAGCATTTTGGAAATAACCGAGGATTTCCATAGCTTGTTGCAAGGCGAAGGTATTCCGTCCTCATTCAGCCTCTTGGCAATAGCAGTGTAGCCGTAGCCGTCAAGGTAGTCTCTGTAAATCCTACGGACGATTTCTGCCTCTTCAGGAATAACACTGTATTTCCCGTCTTTAAGACAATATCCAAGCATTGTTCCTCTCCAAGGCAATCCCGCCTCGAAGTTACGTTTGATGCGCCACTTTTGATTTTCGCTTGCGGAGCGGCTCTCTTCCTGTGCGTATGATGCAAGGATTGTCATCATCAACTCACCGTCACCGCTTAAAGTGTGAATGTTCTGTTCCTCGAAAAAAATATCCACCCCCCAGGCTTTGAAATCACGGATGGTCTTTAAGAGCGTCACGGTGTTCCTTGCAAAGCGGGAGATGGACTTTGTGATAACCATATCGATTTTACCGGCACGACAGTCTTCAATCAGTCTTTGAAAATCATCTCTTGAATCCTTTGTTCCGGTTTTTGCTTCATCGGCATAAACGCCTACGTAAAGCCAATCTTCGTGGTTTTGAATTAGTTCGCTGTAACGGCTGACTTGTGCAGAAAGTGAATGTAACATTGCATCCTTGCCGCAAGACACGCGGGCGTATGCAGCCACTCTCTTTTTTCCAACCAACCGCGGCGGTCTTGATAAAATAGTTACTGTTTTAGGCATTTTGTCACCTCCTCGTGTGACATATTACCTCTACTATTACTATATAGCAAGTCAATTCCGCGATATAAACTACACAAAGATATTCCGTTTCTCTCCGCAACGATTGTATCAATTATGGCGTAATCTTCCGGGGTTAAAATCCCCATTGAGAGCATCTTTTTGAACTGCGCCATTGAAGAAAGGTATCCTTCTAATTTTGCTCTATACTCATTGGTCATTGCGTGTATCCTCCCTTCCAAAGCGGTCGGATATATAGCAAGCGTGGGAGCAATATTTTCTGTGCTTATTACCATAGGCAGTAAATGCAGTGCCACAATGGGCGCAAACAAAATCATACAGTGCCTTTCTTTTTACAAGCATTTGATGGCTATTCCACCACAACACTCTGCACTTATCACAGCAGAATTTTTTTGGCTTACGCTTGGGGATGATTTTTATTGCTTTTCCACACTGTAAGCAGATTTTATCTTTCTTGGTTTCACCCAATATACAATACCGACGATAAAACGAACGCACCGTATTCTCCGGCAAGTTTAATCGCTGCCCAATTTTGGCATAGCTGAGTCCTTCAGCGCGTAAAACTTTAATTTGAGACTTCTGATTATCGGTCATTTACACAGCCTCCTTTCATATCTACGGAGATTTGGAGGCTGTTTTGTAGGGGTGTTTCTGGGAACTTTTTTTATTTTGAGCAAAAAAATAACGCCCACCGAACCTCGAAAGGAACGATGGGCGTCATAGGGTTAGTTAGGGATTTTCAGTTTGTTTCCAGTGTAAATTACATTGGACTTGAGACCGTTGAGTTTCACGATTTCAGGATAGCGGTTGCCATCACCAAGATACTTCTTGGCAATTGCCCACAGGGTGTCTCCGTGAACAACGGTGTGGACGCGGTAGGTTTCTTCAGCCTTGGCTGCAGAGACAACCTTGAGGTTCTCCACAGCAACCCAGGTGTTAATACCGCTTACCACATCACCACCGGTCTTTTTGACCTTCTTGCCGAGCAGAACGCAGGTTTTACCACCCTTGGTTACGGGTTTGCCTTTATAGGTGGTCTGCGTTACGATGTGATGCCAGTTCTTAACCCAGGCGGGGATTTCCTTGGTGGTAGGATTGTACTTCACGGAATCAGCGGTGAACTCAACCGTATCGCCTTCCTTGATTTCAGAAGTGACGGTGACGGTAGTGGAAGTGGTCGGCTTCCCGGTAGTTGCGGGAGCAGAGTCTTCCTTCAGCTTTGCTGCCACCTCTGCACGGAAGGTGTCCATAGACTTTCCGTGCTTGGGGAACCAGTGCATAACGTCACCGTGATTAGAGGCAACACCCTGCTTGTAGCCTTCGCTGTGGCAGATGATGTTCTTCTCGGTGAGACCGTATTCCTTGCAAAGGTAAACGCAGAGGTCGATTGCCTCCTGGTACACCTTCTTAAAATAGGTCGCATCAGCAAGACCATCTTCACAGATTTCAAAGCCGATGTGGGTGTTGTTGGCAGATCCGCCAGCGTGCCAACCACGGTGATTCCAAGGCAAACACTGATAGGTTGCCACGGTGCCGTCAGCCAACTTGCCAATGAAACCGTGAACGCAGACTTCACGACCACCGGGATGATAGGTGTTCCAGTGGTTGTTGTACTGGTTCTTGCCAAGTCGGCCATCATCGGGACCGACATATCGTTTCAGCCAAGGGTTATTGGCACCAGTGGAGTGAACCATAATGCCCTTGACGGTGATTTTCTTACCTGCCTTATAGCAGGCATTTTCGGTGAGAAAAAGCTGATACAGTTTCATTTATTTGTCCTCCTTTTTCGTGAGCTGTTTAACTGCCTGATTAGTACCCGTTGCAGAGAGACCGCTTGCAGAGCCGAGGATGATAGCAACGAGTAAGTTTTCCGTACCCATCACGCCGGGAACGAAATAGAACGCGATTACACCGGAAATCGCACCGAGAACGCATGCAATGAGAGGAATGAAGCGTTTGAACTTCTCGTCTCCGCCCATTGCGGTTTTCACGATGTCGATGATGGTGTACACGATTGCCGCCAACGCGGGAATGGTTGCGATTTCATAGTTTGTCATAGCACGATACCTCCTTATTTGTGTGCCTGTTTGTTGATATGGTTTTCTAACTGTTCAATGGCTTCTGTTACGGGGCCATTGCACCCTTGTTCCTTCAAACCCATAAGGCAAGCAAGAACACCGTGGACAAGCACGGTCTGCTCCTCCTTGATGGACTTGATATCGTTGTCTTGCTTTTCCTGTTTCAAGAACCAACGATAGATTGCGAAAATTGCTCCGAAGATGACACCGAGAGCAGTAATCGCAGCCGCCAAAGTGGTGAGATTGATTTCCATAGGCTGTTTCCTCCTTGTTAAGATTTGGGTATGAAAAAGGCACCCCTGGGCGGAGTGCCATAATTCCTTATTTCAGCCAGGATGGTTTATCCGGCTTGTTGCGTGTATCGGTAACATCGAGCCAGTCCTGGTACCATTTACGCAGTTCCTTCGTCTGCTTTTCCGTAAGGGTGTCATACCATAGCCACCCTCGGTTAATCACAGAAAAGCATTCATTTTCTCGCTCGATACGAAGTTGAGCGTTTTCCGCTTCCGTTTGAATAATACCGGCTTGTTCTTCATCAAAGAAAAGCTGACCGTCCCTAATACGATAGGCACGGTAATTACATTCAAAGTGGTCGAGGTCGGTGGGAGCGTCAATGTCCGTGCTGCCTACGATGTTTCCATAGGTTGCATAGCTTTCAACAAAGCCGTTTGCATCTACCTTAATTTTCATTGCGAGACCTCCTTAGTTGATTCCAAATACTCGTGTGATTTGCCCAGAGGAGCTACTTGCTTTCCAAGTAAGCGTTGTAGTTGAGCCGGAATACTTAACAGCGAAAGATACATAGTTTGATTCGTCCGCAAGCTGATAGGTCACATCGGACGTGGTAATTAGACCCTTGGGCAGTGTTATCGACTCAAGTGCCGAGGAAGATTTCGGCCTTCCAATAATCACATAAGCACTGTAACTGCCGTAATTAAATGTGATACTTCCGCTTGTGAGCGTTCCACTGTAAAGAGAAGTTGCCGCGATGCCGAGATTGGTTCTTGCTGCCGCCGCAGTGGTAGCACCAGTACCACCCTTACCCAATGGGATGGTTGCTCCGCCAGAATGATAAACGGTGTAACGAGTACCGGGGTGTGTGTCAGTTGCCACATTCGGTGCGTAGTACAGTGTTCCAGAGTAAGAATAAAGCCTATCCCAGGTAGTGGAACTGCGGTAAAAATTAATGCCTTCACCCTGGGAGTCAACCGCATCCAGCAAATATAATCCGTTGATGCCGATAATGTCCGAGTTCTGCATATTGATACCGTAAACACCATCAACCCAATACTGGCTTCCCGTTACATTGATAACCTTGGGAGCAATGGTCTGCCCACTGATAAGATTCGTACACGCTGCCGCCGCAGTAGTCGCACCCGTACCGCCCTTTGCGATAGTGACCGCAGAGGACAACTTGGAAGGCGCAAGCGCGCCGTTGAGGGTTGTTGCCGTAACGGTTGTCGCTGTAACTGTGCCGGACACCTTGGCATCACCGACTACGTCAAGTGCAACTTCCGGGTCAGGGGTGTTAATGCCGACCTTCTTTTTACGCAATGCCACAAGAGGAGTTCCCTGAGGAACTACATAGTAAAGGTCAACCGAGGACAGCGAATTCAACTGGTCTCGAATTTGGAGATGGAAGTCGTAGGATGAGTTGGCATCCAGGCTACACAGTTCTAAATTGGAGAAGGAGTAAGATGTTCCGCTTTTGGTTACCGAGGACAGAATTGAGGTATATGAGCCATAGGATGAGGCACTTGTCAGTTTGTATCGGTAACGCACATATAAAAGGCTGTTCTTTTGAGTGCCGGAAACCGAAATAGCAGAAATTGTACCGTTAAATGCAAGCTGCATTTCTGCCTCGATATCGTTAGTTCTTCGAAGCGTTAAAGACGACACCTTCGGCTTTGCGTAAGCAATAACGGTAATCTGCTGTGTCTTGCTGACTGTGTATCCACGGGAGTCTGTGGCAGTTACCACCACATCCAAAGTGCCAGACTTGGCAACTGCACCAAGGTTTATAACCTCTCCCGTTGTATTGGAGAGAGTCACACCGTTGCAGGTGGCAGAATAGGTGGAAATTGTAGCGTTATTCCTTGCCGTGGCGGTGCCGGGGGTAACATACAAATATGAGTAACTTTGGATGAATACTTGGTCATTTCCCGTTACTGTGGAGGTAGCGGAACGACCGTCATAAAAAGTAAAAGCACCCATCGTGGGTGCAGAGTTTGCAGAGGTTGTCTGAACGGTTGCTGTCTTTGTGGAGGTGGAGCCGATCTGCGTTGAACCGCTGTATGTCAGCAAGGCGAATGTCGCAGTAAAAGATTTAACGGAAGCCATAGCCGTGAGGAGTGTTGTCCTCTGTGCCGACGTCAGCGTTATGGTTCGTGTGGCCGTACCCTTTGTCCAGGATAGCCCGGTAACCTCCAAATAGACCGTTGAACCGTTTTTGATTTGCAGTTTATGGGTATAGGCGGCATCATACACCGTGGTGCTCATACTGATACTGACAGAAGAAACATCGGCTGTAAGTGCCGAAACGCTATCAATGGTGGAGCCGCCCAGGGTCTTTGCGGATACTGCACTTGAAGTGCCGTAGACCTGGTTGGACTTCTTTCTCGCACGGACTTTGACCGAATACGAGGTGTTCGGTGTCAGTGAGGACAGTGTGGTATTTGCACTCGTACCCGCTGTGGTAGAAAACTGTGTCCAGTTCGTGCCACCGTTGGTGCTGTACTGCCAAATATCAGCAGTTGCCGAAGAGGTGGCGCTAATCTTAAAGCCGTTAGCGGTGATATTGGACACACTGCAAGATACTGTCGGTGCAGTTCGGTCAAGGGAATCCAGGTCAATAGTTGTAGATGCCGTAATGGTGCCGATGCTCGTACCGCTATAAGTACCGCTAAATCGCCAAGATGCGGAAAGCGCCACGCCTGTTTTTGTACCGTTGCTATTGTGAGCAACACGGACGGTATAGGTTTTCAGCAAGGTTGTGTCATAGCCGGAAACGCTATCGCTGATGGCGGGCGCGGTGTAGGTTTCAGAAACACCATTGATGGATACCGTGGAGTCAGAACGAGAACCTACCGACAGCGTATAATATTTCAAATACACATTCAGCGTAACGTCAGAATAGTTACCAGTAACACTCTGCGATGCCGACCAGGTACAGTAAAGGCCGAAGTTGTTAACCGGGTAATTGGAAAAACTACCGCTTGTAGCCATAATATCTCCTTTCCCGCTTAATCAAGGATAACGATATTAAGTCCCTCTGATGCAGTGGGCATCGGCACAAACTTGGTTCTGCCAACCGTCAATTCACCATCCACCGTGGTCTTCTTGGTGATGGTTTCATCCTTGTTCAGCGTGAATATCTTTTCTTCATTGTAGTAGCCGGAAAATTCCGTGTTGTTAATTACCGTCCTTTGAGCGGAGTCTGCGTTGGAAACCTCGATACCACGGCGGTCGATTTTAACCTCGGTGGTGTAGATCTCATTGGGAGCGGGAGTCCATTTGTGAATGGTCGTTCCTTCTGCCAAAATGATGTCCGAGAGGTACAGACTTGCCAAGCGGTTATATGCGTAAATGGTAATGGTGCTGTCCTGCACGTCGGGAATAATCGCATTGTATTCCGTCCACCCAAAGGTCGAGGAGGTGTTGAACAGATATTTCACCATAGAACCGTTGTACTTCACATAGAAATACGAAGAATAACTCGCACCCGTTTTCTTTGCACGGAGCGAAATAACATAGGACGAGCCAGGGACAACACCCGTTATTACTTGCTTGAGCGTGGAACTATCCCCAAGCACAAAGCAAGAATCGGAGGTGGTGTTGTTTTGAACATCGGTTGAGCTATCGGTTGCTACCGTGCCGGATATCGTCCAATCATCGGTAATGCCGTTAAGACCGGCAGAGTTTTTTACAAAGTTGATGCCTCCGGCAAACTGCTCGCTCATTGTAAGCGAAAGGCCATCAACGGTGTGTTCCAGTTCGGAAATCTGCTCTTGCATCTCAAGAACGGTTTCCTTTTCCCCGGACACTTCACCGCTGACGGTTTCTACTGTTTTTGTGAGGTTTGAAACATAGCTGTTCAAGCCATCAATGGATGTTTGGAACTCACCAAAGCGAGAGGTGTGGGTGGACACGGTAACACGAAGTTCTTCCAGGTTGTTTTGAACAACCCAGCCGAGTCCATCCCATACCATAGTTTCCGGCGGGACAGTTGCCGTATTTACCCAAAGCATACCGATGTACGGGTTCTCGGGTGCGACATCAGAAGTGATAACATCGCATAAATTGACGATGGTAAATTGTGCAATCGCCCGCATAAAAACTCCTCCTTACAGCGTTACAACTACCATAAAGGTTGCCTTTGTCGCAACGTCGGAAGAAGAAACGGACAGCGTTTTGCCGGTCTTGCTGCCGGAAGTACCCCAAGAGGTATCGATAGCGCCATCTTTGTTGTACTTTGTCCAGGTGTAGGTGCCTTTGCCTTCCGCATCGATTTCCGCACCTGCCTGGTAAACAACTGCGGTAAGAACAGTAGAACCGACACCGTTCTTAAAGACATCTCCGCCCGTGGAGGTAACCACAACCTGGATGGGATCGGAGTTGTCGATAAAGGTCGCAACATCGGTAAAGGAACTGTTGTAGGTGCTGGAAGTGCTGTCGGAGTCGGTTGCTACGCACTTAAACACTGCATAGCTGTCAACGGCGGCAGCGTACACGGTAATGGTTGCCGTGGTAGTGCCGGTGTACATACCCGTGCTGTCGGACAGCTTTCTCCAACCAGTGCCGAATGCCGCGTCGTATCCGGCAGAAGAACTGGAAGTAACGGTAGAATCCATCACACCCCACTTGTAAGTGACGTTGGTGGTGTCCACAGTAGAACCGCGCCACAGTTCTGCCTTTGCGGTGAGGGTTGCAACCTCACTGTTCTTGAAGACATTACCGTTGGGGGTAGTAATGAGCAGATCCGTAATGCCGGAGCCGTTAACAACACGGGAGAAAGAAATAGTCAGCGGATGCGTGAGGGACAGACCCGTGGAATCATCCTTATAGGTGATAACGCAACGGTAATCGATACCGGGCAAGCCTGCCATCACGTTGCCTTTGATGGTCAAAATATGGCTCTTTGCACCGCTGAGTGCGTAGTTGCCGGAACTGGTAATAGCAGTTGTGGAACTGCCTACATACCATTTGACCGAAGTGACATTGGTAGATGTAATTTTATCGGTAGTTGTACCGATAACATAGAGGCTGGGGGTCAATACCACATTAGTCGTAGACCAATCCGGGGTGTAGGTGCCGTTATCGGGATTGTACATCTGCGTTTTAGCGTGGCTCGAACCGATATAGCCGGTTAAGGTTAAGGCGTCATTGTAGTCAATAATCGTAAATTGACCTTGTGCTTTACTCATTTGGAATCCTCCTTAAATTCAGCCGAGCAGGCTGTTTCTTGTAGTGGTGTCGATGAGGTCGCAGAAGAAGGTTGCCCTTACCTTGACATCATCGGAGACGATTTCGATGGATTTGCTGCCACCGAAGTGTGCATCATTCCACAGCTTATCGGCTTCGGCATCATCGGAAACCCTGGTCCAGATGAACTGGTTGTCATCCAAAGTGTCGGTGATGTTTTCATCCCAAGAATAAACTGTGGCATAAAGGGTTGTGCGGATATTGTTATTTTTGAAGATATTTCCGTTAGAAGAACTGATAACCAAGCGGTACATCTTCTGTTCCTCAATGGTCGAAATGCGGTCTTCCACTTTCTCCACGGTTTCCGTGGTCGCATAAGCACGGAGTACGACTTCGCCGGTCTCCAAGTCCCAATAGGAAGAACCGTCCTGGGATTGAAGAACACCCGCTTTGATGATGTTTGCCACCAAAGAGCCGGAAGTAATAAAGTCGGCAACAATCTGCCCGTCAGCGGTGATTGCTGTTTCGTAGGGACCGTTGTAGCCGTTCTTGGAGAAGCCAAGACCGCCAACATTCCATCTCCAAACCTTAACCGCTTCACCGATTGTAGGGGCATCCAAAATGAGCAGTTCATAAGGTTTGCTCGTATCGGTGTCAGTGTGGATAACCACATAGCCTCCCGTCTGCCCGGTAATGAGACCCGTGGCATTTTTTATGGCCGAGTTCATAAGTGCAGGAAATCTGTCGATTTTTGTCGATGCTTCCTCTGCGGCGGCTTCGGCAGCACTTACATTGTTCAGCAAGTTTGCCTTTGCAGAACCGAGTGTGATAGACACATACTTTTCTGCCAGGGTGTCATACACCGTGGTGATAACCTTCGCTTTAGCCGTAATACCGAGAACACTGTGGCGGATGGTAACGGTGTCGCAAAGGGACACACGCTCCAAGACGGCCACATAGTCCGGCTGTTTCCAAAGCGGCTCAAAGGCAACGGTCAAAGTAGGAACGGCTGTGCCGAGCGGATTATTTTTGAGATAGTTGTTTGCGTAGGCACGGAGTCCTTCTTCAGTGACAGGGTTCTCTTCATCGAAGTATTCTGTGAAGTCCTTAATAAGGGTCTTTCGCTGCACCAGGGTTGCATCAGCAATGGGCAACAACACTTCCGAAAGCGTGATGACCGTTTCTGTTCCGTCCTCTGCGGTGATAACCGCATACGGCAGAAGGTCGGTGTAAACATCGGTGGTTTCGTTATCGTGTTCCAGATCCGTGAGGTTCTTTCCGTATTCGATGACCACACCCGTTTTTTGACCTCTGCCTTGATGATGAATGACGTGGAAGTTATCCCACTC